TCACTCATTCGACGTGTACCGTACCGACCATACCTGCACCCTTGTGAGGACCACACCAATAAGTATAGTCACCTGCCTCAGGGAATTCAACCATGAAGTCTTCACCTGGTAACATTGCCAGGGCTTCATGACCAAGTTCTGGATGATCTTCTACAACCACATTGTGTGGTGGTAACATGTTGTTCACAAAGTGAACTGATTCTCCTGCTGATATAGTAACTTCTGCTGGATCAAAAACAAGATTTCCATTTGATCCCATCTGAACATCAACTGCCCATGCTGGTGCAGAGAAAAATAGTGTAGCAAGAAGTGCGAAAAAGAACTTCATACTAGTTTCTGTAAACTACACTATCTATATCTTTCTAATTGAAGTGTAACGAGGGTTTGTCTTGACTTCCTGACTTACCATTTCACCAAATTCAGTCACACAATTACACCACTTTTTCCTTAATTCTTCGTGTCCTGGAGACCTCTTTTCCCATAAAGAAAACCACTCCCTCCAGAGATCAGCACATTCGTCTGACTTCTTTTGAAGGTGTGGTTCTCGGTACATTGTGAGTACAATGCAAATTGACTATCTAACAATCGTTGAATACTGAACCGACTTCTGAACCAATGGTTTCACCAACTTGATTACCAAGAAGTGTTGCCCATCCAGCAGCCAACCATCCAATGTATGGGATGTTCATAACGGCAGGAACAACTAGACCAGTGGTAAGTGCACTACCTGCCATTGCACCTTGTGACCGTGCTCCAGCGTCCGCTACGATACACTCTACGTTCTCTGCAGACTTTCCCTCGCCGTTACTAACGGCACCTCCATCGATGTTTCTGGCACCGTCCATAGTATATTCATCACGTCTGAATTCAGATCTAACTTCAGTGCCACCACCGAATAATCCTCTTCTCTCACTATCAACTTCAAGACTTCTCTCTGAAGTCAATACTCTGGGATCATTTGCACGGTATTCAATTTCGTATCCATCTGGACCAGCAACAATTCTATAAGAGGTGTAGTCACCTCTAGGAATATTGAGTACAGGTGGTTGTTGATGTTTTGGTCTTGATGCAGTCATGATATGACCCAACACACCGATGTGTGAAATGGCCACAATACCACCAACCGTAACTCCAAACCATTTAATAGGTGTCATGATTTCTTAGGCTCCACAGCTGATACTACAGGGGGTTCTCCTTCAGGTTTTTTTCTTGTAGGGGCAGAACCACCAGACTTGGCGGGACTCAAACCGAAGGCAGCTAACGAGCCAGAGAAAACTGAAGCGATAAAGGTTGGGTCAAAGTCAAGAATCTTTTGACCGTTAGGAAGTCTAACGTAGCTAAAGGTTAGTAGAGAGGCAGACCAAATAAGTACTACTACTTTCACCAAATTACCAAGAACTTCACTCTTATCATCAGAGTCTTCCTTCTCTTCTACCTTTGCTTTGGATTTGTTTCCAAGCATAGGTATAGATCAAGGCACCAGTATTTATAAAAAAAGGGGTCACCTGGACCCCTGATAAACTGGTTGCATAAGACCTGAATCAGGTCCGTTATCGTCATCGTCATTAGGAATATCAAGTAATAAACTGAATACTCCTACAGTAAAGACACCTACAAACAGTCCTAAGATTGTTTCGGTGGTCATCAGAAGATGCCAGGAATGATCTGTCCTGTTGTTGCGTATGCTCCCATGGCTGCGACTACACCAATCATGGCTGCCCAACCGTTAATTCTTTCTGCTTTTTCGTTCATTGTTTTTCCTCTAATGTTTTGTTGATGATGATGATCTTCTCACCATCGTGAGTGAATTGTAACTCATCGTCAGGATGCCACAGTAACTCTTCATACATATCATCGAGTTTCTGAATATCCCTCCACAGTGCGTCGGGATCTGGCATCAGTAAAGTTCCTCTTCTTTTTCAGTTTCGACCACACAGTCACTGGTGGGATATGCCACACAGGTCAGAACGAATCCTGCCTCCATTTGATCATCATCAAGGAAGGATTGATCTGTCTGGTCTACCGTACCAGAGACAAGTTTACCAGCACATGAGGAACATGCACCAGCACGACATGAATAGTTCATGTCAACACCTGCCTCCTCTGCTGCGTCAAGGATGTATTGATCATCCTCACAGGAGATGACTTTGTCGCCATCAGGAGTACGGAGTGTAATGTTATAGGCCATTGTTTAAAAAGTTTCGGATAATTGTTGTACAGAATACGCCAGTAATACGAAAAAGGCGATACTTGTCATTGTAAAGATTGTTTCAGTCATTGTCAAGTAGTCCTCTTAACTTCGTAGATACTAGAGTCTCCATACAATTTATGATCCTTGTAACCTACCATACGACCCTTCGTGTTTTGAAGGGCTGGCATGAATGCAATAAAAAAGAAAACTCCTGGTGCTCCTACAAAGAGGAGACTCGCAATAACATAGTAAGTCAGAAGTTCAGCAATAGAAGTTTCCATCAGAATCCAAGGGCTCCGAAGAAGAAGAAACTACCAGACAAGGTATAAGAAACCAGACCAGCAACGAAACCCAACATGGCGGTACGGCCATTCAGTTTCTCAGCACGTTCTGCATAGGTCTCATAACCATAACGTTCTGCTGCTGTCTTGTCAACATACATTGTAGGCTCTTTGGCGAACATGTTCTGTTGGCCAAACTCATTAGTTGTAACAGTCACGGAATAACTCCTGTGTGAAGTATTGTTACATTATATATAATATCTTTACATTTGTCAACACAAAAAAGGACAGTCCGAAGACTGTCCTGTGTGTATATCCTTACTTGAGGGTCTCAACTGCAGCCAGTGACTGTTGTCGAAGTTCTTCAGGGAGAGGAACATAACCAAGTCCATCAGACAATGATTGTGCTTCAGGACTCAACATATAACGAAGAGTGGTCTTCACGTCCTCATTGTTTTCATGTTCAGGGTATGCCAGGATCCATGTCAGAGAGACAATAGGATAGGCATTCTCACCAGCAGGATTAGGATCAGCACCACGGAGTTGATCATCCAGAACAATCTGACTCAGACCAGCAGCAGAGGTTTCAGCATCAGCAGTTACAAATTTACCTGCTCTGTTCTCAAGGGCGACCTGTTGGAACTTACCACCAGACACATAACCATAGTTCAGATAACCAATGGCACCATCAAGGTTTTTGACCTGAGCAGCAACACCAGAGTTACCTTTACCACCAACACCGACTGGCCAAGATACAGCCTTACCAGTTCCTACACGTTCTGCCCACTCAGGAGAGAATGCAGACAGTGAGTTGGTGAAACCTTTGGTAGTACCAGAACCATCAGAACGGAATACAACAACAATATTTTTATCTTCACAACCAAACTCAGACCAGTTGGTAATGTTACCAAGGAAGACATCAGCAAGTTCCTTTTGGGTCATTGCTACCTGACAACCAGGGTTGTTGTATGCAGGGACAATAGCACCACCTGTCATGGGGATATGAACCATACCACCCTCAGGTTGTTTCTCATCACTTACAGCACCATCAGAGGCACCGAAGTCAACTGTACCAGCAACAAACTGACGAACACCAGAACCACTACCAACTGCTTGATAGTTTACTTTGTTACCAGTTTCACTTGCAAAGTTTTGAAGCCATGCGTTATAAAGAGGAGCAGGGAAGGTTGCCCCTGAACCATTCAATGTAAATGTTTCTTTAGGTGTACCACATGCAACTGCGAGAGGGAGAAGTGCAAGAGCACTAGCGATTGCTTTGATTTTCATAATTCAGATATCAGAACTTGTACTTGGTGCCGAGTTCGACTTTCCAGTCACGGGTAGAATCATCTTGGAAGATGTTTTCCCACTTACCATAGGCAGAAAAAGAATCGGTCAACTTCACTTTAGTACCAACTTCCAAAGCTGTAAAGGTCTCTTGGTCACCACCATCGGGAGCCACGACTCCACCACCACCTTCGATGTAAGGTGAGAAAGAACCAGTTTTCCATTCATATCCGACACGACCCTGATGGACTGCCTTACCAAAGTCCTCATCAGTTCCTTTGAACTCGTGCTTAGTCTCGACATAGGGACCAGCGAATGCAGGTGTCGCCAGTGCAGAAAGTGCCAGAGCGGCAAGTGCGATTTGTTTCATTTTAATTACTTTTGGGTATAAACCTAGGTATATATAGCGGCTTAATTCAAATTTAACCTTCTTAAACTAGGCATAAAAAAAGAGGGTCCGAAGACCCTCACATTATATCACATCGTCAAGTGAATCAGAAGTTGTACTTCAGACCCAGCTTGCCACCCAGGTTCAGGTCGTCCTGACCGTCAACGGTGATGAAGGAGACCTCACCATATGCTCCCAGACCATCAGCGATCTCAACGCCGACGCCGGCCTTACCAGAGAACTCAGTCTCAGTGTCTTCACCATCGATGGCGACGATAGCAGGGCCGCCTTGGACGTAGTAACCAGCAGACTCACCCAGGTCACCTTCGTAGCCTACGTGCAGATCGGTTACGGCACCAGTGTAATCATCACCAGCCCAACCAGCGTTGGTCTCGACGTTAACGTAAGGCCCTGCAAAAGCAGCACCGGCGGACATGGACAGGGCAGCAGTAGCTGCGAATACAGACTTGATCATTTGTTTAAACCTCGTTTTTACTTGCGGAATTTCACCCGCAGATGAAGGGGGATTCGACATTCCCCGCGTACCATAACAACCTTCGTGAGTAATTGAGACTAGGGATTGTTACTGTTCGTGAAGTTGTTACCTCTCGAACATTTATTTATAATAGTCCAGATCGAACAGTTTGTCAACCTGGTTTCCCAGAAGGATCGGATACCCGACCAAGATAGGGATCGAAGTCCATCAGTTCATTGATGGACATCTGTGCACCTTTCTGACTCCAGAAGTGCATTTGAGCATTATAGTTCCCTTTGTGGAATGCGTCAACATGTTCAGGGTGAATACTTGAACCCAACTCAGTTTTATACAGGAGAAGTGGAAGAGCGTAAGTATTACCTGAATTATACACCAGGTCATCGGCGACTGGACGTGGTCTTACACCATTGTCCAGTTTGTATTTGTCACCTCTACAATGAAGTCTAATCAACTTCTCTGCATGGTGACGGGTAATCAGATAACAGGCCGTAGAGAAATCATTCACAAACCTCTTGTGAACTTTGATATGAATGTCTCCAGTACAGATGATTGCAATCTGACATACATCCCAATCATAAGGGATCTTGGCATAGAAGTCTTGCCAAGTAAAGTTCCAGAACCTTACAAGATCCAAATCACAATCATCTTCCATCATGATTGCGTATGGTTCACCAGACTCATAGAACTGTTTGATAGCCTTTAGGTGTGATGTAGTACAACCAATCTCACCTGAGGTTACCTGGTCAGGATAACGACCCTTGAGGATATCACTCAGGTCATCTTCTCTACCATCATAGGCAGAGACCCTGGTGTAGTTTTCGATCTCCCAGTACTTAAACTGGTTCTCCATGTACTCCCATCTCTCAGGTTGATCATCAAGATTGATACAGTAGATAGGTCCAATGTTCTTCAGTTTGTATGCTGACTTATTTCTGTCCATGAATTCTCACTTGATAATAATCTTGACTTGTGATGTACTCCTTCAAGGTTTCTTTATCCATTCTCTGAATCTTTTCCCACTCAATATTATTTGAAGACATGTATGGATTATTGAGCCAGGAGTTAGGTGTTCTAGAATGTTCTAAGTGATAGATGACATCACTGATTCTAGACACCCTGTAACCCAGTGTAGTGTATCTATAATACCTCTCGACATCCTCTGGTGCATAGGCAACAAAGTTCTCATTCTCCAGTCCACCCTCGATATAGACATCTCTATTGAAGAACTGAACGAAACCATACTTTGCATCATATGGTTTTGATACAGGTGTGAATGCATTGTAGTCAAAGTTATTCACAAGGAAGTCTGTGACAACCTGGTCATTTGCAAACACTTGGAGTTGAAAGTTTCCATTACCATATGGATACACCACATCAGATGTCTTATTCACAAGTCTATCATAGGCTTGTTTGATTGAGGCAATAGGAAGAATGATATCACAGTCATAGTTTACAACCACTTCTGTCTTTGACATCATCACCATGTCATTCAGAACCCTCTGTCTATGGAAAGAGGCCTCCTCTGATGGTTCAAATACATGTGTCAAACCTTCAACACTATCACAGAACTCTTTGATCTGTGGGTATGCTTTCTCATTGAACACAGAAGTCTTATCAACCTCTTTGATAATGATGTTGGTTTCAAAGTTAGACAACAAAAAACAGACCGAGGTAATTACATTCCTCAGTCTGTCATCAGATTCAATTCTGATTGGAATAATGAATGTTGCCTTTGATAAATCAATTCTGTCCATCTGGATACTCTCTTGTTTCTAGGTGTTTATCCACAACGTAGTTAAGTTCTTCTGCGTTTACTAACCATGATCCTTCAGGGTGTTCTACCCTAGCGTTGTATTTAACGCTGGAAGAACTGATACGGTTGTCGTGTTCCCTGTTGGAAGTTAGGTAGTCCTCAATGATGTAAGGCATACCATGATTATACCTCATACGGTGATAGAAATCAGTATCCATAAGTAATACTAATTCTTCATCAAACCTAACAAACTTGTTAGTGAGGAATGAAACACCTGATGGACTACCAAGAAGATTACGACCTTCTAACATCTCCTTTGTCCACCTAGGAATCATAGGACGGAAGTTTTCTACACCATCTCTGGTGTGTTTGAACCCATTGAAACACCAGAAGTAGGATAGATTGTCAAACACATCTACAATCTGTTGAAGTGCCGTAGGTGAGATGAACAAGTCATCTTGGAAGATAATCTTAGTGATTTCTCCACTACACATCTCTACGGCAGAGTTGGTATTGGCAGGACCATTACCTCTCTTCTCTTCATTCTTGTAGTATTGGATAGTAAAAAAGTTTGCATACTCACCACAAACATCCAGGACTTCTTCGTCCTGAGAGTGGTCAGAAACACAAACTTCAATGTCTTGGAAGGTTTGATTCTTGATAGTTTCAAACAACTCAGAGAGATAGGTGGCACCCATACCTTTCATCTCATAGGTTGGAATTGCAATAGAAAGTTTAGTCATCAGATTCTAAACCAACGATCAGGACAGATATC